AGTCCAGCGCGGCGACGGCTGGATAGAGCTCCGCGACGGCGAAGACCCCGACAGTCCGACACTCGTCGTGGCCGCCGCCGCGTGGGCCGCGTTCGTCGCCGCGGTCAAGGCAGGCGAATACGGATGATCAGCGAACCCCTGGCCGCCCACGACACCCACACCCACACCACCAGCCACGCAACACCCGGAGGCACCACGTGAACCAACTCGTCATCCTGGCCGCCATCGGCGGACTCGCCGGCGGACTCATCGCCGGCACAGTATGGGACGTGGTCACCTGGCTACGCCGCAGACGACAGGCACCATAATGAAAACGATCACCGTCAGTCTGGAAAGGTAGATAAAGGCTTATGGCTCGCAAACCTCATGATCGCCTGATGGGCCGCAACGGGCAGATCTGGCAGGCCTGCCTAGCGGGCAATACGCAGGAGGCTATCGCCGAGATGTTTGGCCTCACCCAGGCACGGATCAGCGAGATCATCGGCGATGTGCGGGCATCCATCCCAGCGCCGGTCATCGCCGACATCGCACAGATTGAGGCCGATCGCATCGCCCTGCTGTACGTCGAGTCGATGCGCATCATGCGCTCGTCGCATCCGCTGGTGTCCATGCAGCGTGGCACGGTGGTGCGGGATGAGGACACGGGGCTGCCGTTTGAGGACGACGGGCCGCGGCTGGCTGCGATCAACATGGCGCTCAAGATTCATGAGCGGGTGGCGAAGACGTATGGGACGGATGCGGCCACGAAGATGGAGACGACGTCGCAGGTGCGGTTCACGATCGAAGGCGTCGACACGGGAGACGTGTGACGGCGCACCTAACGGACATTATGTGCGGCTGATTCGTACCGCTATGGGCCGATGTCGGCACGTCCGATAATGGGTGCATGACGCCCCTGGTCGCACTGGTCATCGCCGCCGTACTCGCCGTGCTCGTCGCCGTCCAGTTCGCCGTGCAGGGCCACCTCGACCCCGACCACCCGCGCTGGCATGACCGTGTCGGCTGGGCGTGCCTGTGCCTGGGCATCCTGCTGGCCGGCCTCGCCTGGGACCTGCGGCCGTGACCGTCAAGACCATCGTGCGCCGCTACGCCCCCCGGGGCGCGGCCCGCACCCTGTTCACCTGCAAGGCGGGCGAGGTGCTCGTCAGTGGCCCGGCCGGCACCGGCAAGTCCCGGGCCTGCCTGGAGAAACTGTTGCTGCAGATGCTCAAGTACGACGGCGCCCGAGGGTTGATCGTGCGCAAATCGGCCCTGTCCCTGACCTCAACCACCCTGGTCACCTGGCGGGAGCATGTGGCCAAGGAGGCGCTGCGTGCCGGGGTGGTGTGGTTCTACGGCGGTTCGGCGGAGCAGGCCGCCCAATACCGGTTCACCAACGGGTCCACGATCACCATCGGCGGCCTGGACAAGCCCGAGAAGATCATGTCCAGCGAGTATGACGTGGCGTACGCCGGTGAGGCCACCGAGTTGGCCATCGCCGACTGGGAGGCGATCACCACCCGGCTGCGCAACGGGGTGATGCCCTACCAGCAGTTGATCGCCGACTGCAACCCGCAGGCCGAGCACCACTGGCTCAAGCAGCGCTGCAACGGCGGCCAGACGCTCATGTTGGAGTCGCGCCACGCCGACAATCCGATCTACGTCAACGACGACGGCACCTACACCGAGCGCGGCCAGTCCTACATCGTTGAGGTGCTGGGCAAGCTGACCGGGGTGCGCAAGCTGCGGCTGGCCGACGGCAAGTGGGTGTCGGCGGAGGGCCTCGTCTACGAAGGCTACGACCCGGCGGTGCACGTGGTGGACCGGTTCCCCATCCCCGACACCTGGCCGCGGATCTGGTCGGTGGACTTCGGCTACGTCAACCCGCTGGTGTGCCAATGGTGGGCGATCGACCCCGACGGTCGCGCCTGGCTGTACCGGGAGATCTACCGCACGCAGCGCCTCGTCGAGGACCACGCCAAGGACATGCTGGCGGCGGTGACCGACAAGCACGGCAACTGGACCGAGCCGAAGCCGACGCGGATCGTGTGTGACCACGATGCGGAGGGCCGCGCCACCCTGGAGCGCCATCTTGGCATGTCGACGGTGCCGGCGCATAAGGCGGTGACGGAGGGTATCCAGGCGGTGCAGGCGCGCATGGCGCCTGCTGGCGACGGTAGGCCGCGTATCGGGCTGCTACGGGACTCCGTGGTGTCGCGCGACGATGCCCTTGCAACGGCGCTGAAACCGACGCAGACGGCCGAGGAGCTGTCGGGGTACGTGTGGGACACGGGGGTGGGTAGGGCGCCGAAGGAGGCGCCGCTGAAGGTGGATGATCACGGATGCGATGCGATGCGGTATCTGGTGGCCAATCTTGACCTGTCGCCGCGTCCGGCGTTCCGCGGCTGGATCTAGCCACACATGCCATGATCCGCATGCGTCGTCTACCATAAGGCCACCTGCTACGGAGGGTGGCCTGACGTGACCTCGATTACCGCCGGGACCGCACCGATCGCCCGGCCGGCACGTCCCGCCCTCCTGTCCGTGATCGCCGCACAAGTCGCGCGCAGGCTCGCCACCGCCAACGCCCGCACCCGGGCCGCGTTGGCGGTGGTGCTGCGCCTGGTCCTGACGGTGGCGGCGCTGTGCGGGTTCACCGTGTCGGCGTGGCACACGTTCGGCATGGGTGCCGGGCTGGCTGTCGGCGCCGTCGCCTGCCTGGTGCTTGAGTACGTGGTGAAGCGATGAGCGACAAGCTGCCAGCGCCGGTGCTGGCACAGGTGGCGCGCCCCGGGGACACGTTGCTGCTCACCTTCGCCGAGCGCCTGTCCGCCGCCGATGGCGACAGGCTGCTGCGTCACATCAAGGACAAGCTGCCGGAGGGCATCCATTTGGGGATCGTCGACGGGTGCACGGGTGCCGTCATCTGCCGGCCGGACAGCGACTCGCCGTGAAGTCCCTCGTCGGCGAGGTGATGGCCGCCGCCGGCCGCACAGTGGCCACCCGCACCTCCGACACCCCGCCGGTGCCGTACACGCAGCGCGCCGGCCTGACCCGCTGGCTGCTCGGCGGGCATGAGGCCACCACCGAACGCGCCCTGGCCGCGATGGGCTCCGTGGGGACCCTGTACGCGATTGTGGACCTGCACGCCTCGTCCACGTCGGCGGTCGACTGGCATCTGTGGCGCACCGCCGCCTCCGGCAAGCCGGAGGACCGTGTCGAGGTGATGAGCCATGCGGCGCTGGACACGTGGCGGCGGCCCAACAGGTTCTATTCGCAGGCGCGGCTGGTCGAGTCGGCGCAGCAGCATGTGGAGCTGGTCGGCGAGGGCTGGATCGTGTGCGAGACGTCGTCGGCGCTGTCGGGTGTGCCGCTGGGTTTGTGGCCGGTGCGCCCCGACCGGATCATCCCGGTGCCGTCGGCCGAGCACTACCTGGCCGGCTACGTCTACACCGCCCCCGACGGGGACAAGATTCCGCTGTCGGTGGATCAGGTGATGTCCATCCAGGTGCCCAATCCGATGGACCCGTACCGGGGTATGGGCGCGGTGCAGTCCATCCTGGCAGACGCCGACTCGATCGCCGCGGCGGTGGCGTGGAACCGCAACTTTTTTGTCAACGGCGCCGAGCCGGGGGGGATCATCGCGTTTGACGCGAAGCTGTCGGATGCGGAGTGGGACACGTTCGTCAAGCGGTGGACCGAAACCCACCGCGGGGTCGGCAATGCGCACCGGGTGGGTGTGATCGAGCAGGGCAAGTGGATGGACCGCACGGTCACCCACCGGGACATGGACTTCACCCAGCTGCGTACGGTGTCGCGCAATGCGATCCGGGAGGCGTTCCGGGTGCACGGGCACATGTTGGGCGACGCCGACGACGTGAACTTGGCGAATGCGACGGCGGCGGAGATCACGTTCGCGCGCCGGCAGCTGGTGCCGCGGCTGGACCGGTGGAAGGAGATGCTCAACACCCAGTACCTGCCCAAGTTCGGGTCGACGGCGGCCGGGTTGGAGTTCGACTACGACAATCCGGTGGCCGAGGATGAGCAGTCGGATGCGGCCACCTTCTACGACCGTGGCCGGGGTGCGCAGATGCTGGTGTTGGCCGGGTTCAACGGCGAGGACGTAGCGGCTGCGGCGGGGCTGCCGCCGATGCGTTGGGATGCGCAGCAGGTGACCCGTTCGACGACGACGATTGCCGGCGAGTCGGCGGGCGGCGGCAGGGGTCCGGCGTCGGAGTCGGACGGCGGTTCGGGTTGGGCGGACCGGCCGGCGAATGTGTTGCGGATGGCGGCCCCCGCACAGCAGCCGCCGCCCGGGCAGGCGCAGGACCTGCCGGACGTGTCGCACATGGCTGAGGCGTTGGCCGCGGCCATGGCGGCGTTGATGGTGGTGTGGCGGCGTATCACCGGCGGATGGCGGCGCTCGCTGGTGGACCAGGTGCGCCAGGCCGCACAGAACGGCGGCCTCGCGTCGCTGTCGCTGAGCGTGGACACCGGCCCGGCAAGCGCTGCGCTACTCGACGCCATGGCGAACCTGGCACCGACGGCGGCGCACCAGTTGGTTGCGGAGGCCGCGGCGCAGGGGGTGGAGATCCCGGCGGCGATGCTGCACGAGGCGACCCTGCAGCCTGTCGCCGACGAGGTTGCCGACCTGCTCGGCCAGGAGTTGACCATCACTGCCCGCCGTGCCGTGCTGCTGGCCAACCATCCGGGGGCCACCGCCGACGAGATCGGCGGGGCGGTGCAGTCGGCGTTGGACGGGCTGTCGGATGCGGGTGCCGAGACCCAGTTGGGTGGGGCGTTGCACGGGACGATGAACACGGCGCGGATCGCGACCTTGTCCGGCGGGCCGGTCGGGTCGCTGTATGCGCAGGAGATGAACGATCATCGCACGTGTGATCCGTGCCGGCATGTCAACGGCCGGTTCCTGGGCACCACTGACGACTTGGCGCAGGTGTTGAGGTCGTATCCGGCGGGTGCGTTCGGCGGCTATGTGGGATGCCTGGGCGGGCCGCGCTGTAGGGGGACTGTGACCGGGGTTTGGCGTGAGGGCGGCGGCGGCTAGTTCCGCCTGGCCGATCAGCCGCACGGCCGTATGCGTGATCACGCATGTGTGGTCTACCATGAGCCCACTAGACGACAATGGTTTTCATTGTCGTTAGTGCGGCGCAGGGTGGTGACCACATGGCCGGTTCGACGTCAACGCTTCGCCTCCCGCCCGCGCGTCTCCCTTGCCGCCCGGCACTTGCGGCAGTCCCGCCACCCGTCCGGCCTGATGTACGTGTTGGCCACGTCGAAGGCGTGCCCGTGCTCGCAGTGCGTCTTGTCGCGGTTGGTCGCGCCGAAGCCCTTACCGGCGAGCACGTTCTCCCCCCGCGTCGTCAGCCGCCAGTGGGCGGGGTTCTGGCAGGCGCGGTGTGCGCACGGTCCGCCGGGACACGTCGGGTCGATGTTGTGGCAGACATGGTCGATCGTCCCGGCGGCCAGCAACCCGTGCGCCAGGAACCATCCGATTCGGTGGGCCACGTCGGTGCGGTTGCCCCACGGCACGCCCATCTGGCCGTAGCCGTCTCCGCGCTTGGACGCAAGCCACGGCCAGCACTCGCTGGCCCCGCGCCGTTCCACCTTCGCCCAGTAGCGGTCCTCAACGGATGCTCGGGGCTTCGTCAGCTTCGCGATCGTCTCGGCGGATCGCGGTCTTCCCTTCGGCCAAGCCATGCTAGTGAGTCTACACCATGCCGCCCGTAGCCGTTCACCACACGGCCGTCACAGACGAGCCGTGGGACGGGCCGGCGGCCATGAAGGAGATGCCCAACCAGGCGGCCACACTCCGCTACTGCTGCGCCTGGTACGCCGCCGACGGCGACCAGAACGAGAAGTCGACGTGGAAATTTCCCCACGCGAAGACCAAGGGCGGCCCGGCGAACCTGGCCGCATGCCGCAACGGGCTGGCTCGCCTGTCGGGCGCCAGCATCCCCGACGGGGACCGGGCGGGGGTGAAGCGGCATCTGCAGGCCCACCTCGACGACGCCAAAACTTCCGACGACCTCGACCAGACGCTGACCTCCCGGCTGCGCATGGCCCGCCCGGTCGCCCACCTCCGGCAGGGCCGCCGCGACTGGTACCGCATCGAGGACTCTGCGGCGGCGGCCGAGGTGTACATCTACGACGAGATCGGCTTCTTCGGCGTCACCGCCGCGGACTTCGTCGCCGACCTGCGTGCCATCACTGCCCCGTCGATCAACCTGCACGTCAATAGCCCCGGCGGCGAGGTGTTCGACGGGGTTGCCATCTTCACCGCGATCCGCTCGCACCCGGCGCACGTCACCGTCCACGTCGACGGCCTGGCCGCGTCGGCGGCGTCGTTCATCGCCCAGGCCGGGGACCGGCGGGTGATGGCCCGCAACGCAACCATGATGATCCACGAGGGTGCCGGTCTGTGTGTCGGTAACGCCGGCGACATGCGCCAGCTCGCGGATCTGCTTGACCGGGTGTCGGACAACATTGCCGACATCTACGCCCAGCGTGCCGGCGGCGACGTGACGTCGTGGCGTGCGGCGATGCGCGCCGAAACCTGGTATTCGGCGGCCGAGGCGGTTGACGCCGGCCTTGCCGACGAGGTTGCCGACGTGCCGCAGAAGCCGACGGCGCTGGCCGAATGGGACCTGTCGATCTTCAACTATGCGGGGCGCGGCTGCGCACCCGCACCCGTTGCCATCACCCAGCCGGCCGCCGAGCCCGAGCCCGAGCCCGAGCCCGGGCCGGTGGCCGCTTCATGGTTCACCCCCGAAATGTTCCGCACCGCTCTCAAGGAGGCCGTGGCCTGATGCCCACCGCAACCCTGCCCACCACCTCCACCGAGCTGGAGGAGCTGCTCAACGACAACACCCGCATGGGCGAGCTGGCCAAGGAGCCCGACGGGCTGAAGAACTTCATCAAGGCCTACGCCGAAACGTTCATGCGCAAGGACCCGACGCTGTCAGCGCAGATCCGGGAGGAAACCCAACGCGTCTTCGCCGAAATGATCAAGTCCAACGGGTTGGACGGCACGGGTGTGCGGCCACCGGTGCCGCTGCACCGCGAATCGGTGCAGACCAACCGGGAGGCGCGCCGCAACCGGCTCTATAACAAGAAGGCGCCAGGCGCCAAGCTCGACGCCGAATTCGGCGAGTTCAGCGAATACCTCCAGGCCGTGTGGCACCGGGCCGACACCCTGCCCGACGGTGCGGCACTAGCCGCCAAGGCCAGCAAGATCCGCCAGATTCAGAACAGCTTCGGATCCCTGATCCCCGCCGACGGCGGATTCCTCATCCCCGAGGAGTTCCGTTCCGACCTGCTCATGTGGTCGCTAGAGAACTCGATCGTGCGGCCGCGGGCAACGGTCATCCCCATGTCGACACTGCGGGTGATCCTGCCGATGGTCGACTCCACCTCCAACGTGTCCAGCGTGTTCGGCGGCATCGTCGGCTACTGGACCGAGGAGGGTGGGGCACTGACCGAGTCCCAGGCCGTGTTCGGTCAGGTCGTCCTCGACGCCAAGAAGCTGACCGCCTACGCCGAGGTGCCCAACGAACTGTTCGCCGACGCGCCCGCGTTCACCGGCTTCGTCGACCGGGCATTCCCGGCCGCTGTCGCCTTCTACGAGGACTACGGATTCATCGCCGGCACCGGTGCCGGCGAGCCGCTCGGGTTCGTCAACTGCCCCGCGTCGGTGGCGGTGGCGGCCGAGGCCGGCCAGGCGACGCTGACGATCGTGTGGGAGAACATCACCAAGATGTACGCCCGCATGCTGCCCATGTCGCTGGGTAGCGCGGTGTGGATCGCAAGCATCGACACCTTCCCCCAGCTGGCCACGATGGCGCTGAGCGTGGGTACCGGCGGGTCGGCGATTTGGCTCAACAACGGCTCCGAGGGTCCGCCGATGACGATCCTCGGCCGCCCGGTGATCTTCACCGAGAAGACCCCGGCGCTGACCACCACCGGCGACATCAACTTTGTGGACCTGTCCTACTACCTGATCGGCGACCGGCAGATCATGCAGGCGTCGTCGTCGCCGCACTTCAAGTTCTCCACCGACAAGACCGCGTTCAAGTTCATCGAGCGTGTCGACGGACGGCCGTGGCTACAGTCGGCGATCACCCCGAAGAACAACTCCAGCAGCACCCTTTCCCCGTTCGTCCAGCTGGCTACCCGCTAGCCGAATCCGCCCGCATGGGCTCAATGACCAGCAGTAACGCCCTGGTCGGAAGGTAGGAACCGATGGCAGGTATGCAGGCACTCGGGCGGGCGTTCAACGTCATCCCGATCGCCGCCGGCAAGGGACTGTCAATGAAGGAATGCAGCGCGGTCAGCTTCGTGTGCACCGGCAACGACACGTTCACCATCACCGTCGCGGCAACATTCGCCGGCTCGTACGCGACCCCCGGCAACATCATCACCGTCGTCTACACCTCGACGGCCACCGACGGGACGGCGGCGTGGGTGAAGACCACCCAGGCCGCATCCAACGCGGTCGTCATCGCGTCGGGCACGGTGGTGTTCACCGTCCTCGGCCCCGACCTGCCCGACCCGAAGTGTTACGTCAAGTGCTCGGTCGCCGCCGCGGGGCTGGTCGCCGCGGTCACCCACGACCTGACGGTGCGCCGTACCCCGGCGAACCTGGCAAAGCTCGGGGCGTGACATGACCACGATCATCAAGAACCTCGACGTGCGCACCATCGCACTCGGCATCAACGTGTCGCGGGCGACCAGCAACCTGCCGGCGACGGCGGCGCTGAACATCTTCACCGTGTCCGGCGGCCGGATCCTGATCGTGTCGCTGGTCGGCGAGGTCACCACCATCATTCAGGCGCAGGCCTGCACGGTGAAGGTGACCTCCACCCCGACGGCGGGCACGGCGGTGGACCTGTCGGCGGTGTCCGCATCCATCTCGGCGCTGGAGGTCGGCGGCCGGCTCACCCTGCCCGCCGCAGCGGCGACTGCACTGGTCACCGGCAACGCAGGCGGGGTCATCGGCTCACAGGCCAAGTGGGTCGTCGGCATCGGCAACATCTCCTACACCACGTCGGCGACCAACACCGGCCAGATCAAGTGGGATCTGGCCTATGTGCCCCTCGACGTCGGCTCACAGGTGGTGGCGGCCTGATGCCAAAGACGCACCGCGACGGGACGGTCAGCCACGCAGCCCTCGGGCTGGTGGCCGTCCCGCCGTCGGTGCTGGCGTTCGCCCTGCACAACCAGGTCCACGCCGCCGACCGGGCGGCCGAGGCGGGGGAAGGTGAGCAGCCGTCAGCTGGTATCAACTCCTCGGAATCCGAGCCCAGCAGCGACTCGAGCGCGAGTGGGAACGCCAGAGGGTCCCGCAGGCGTGCCCCAACGACGGGCAGCCCCTCCTCCCGTCGCCGCAGGGCACCCTCTTCTGCCCCTTCGACGGATGGCAGTACCCCCGCGACTGGCATCCCGGCGCCTGAGGAGGCCGACAGTGTTGTGGATCTGTAACGCGTGCACGACCGCGTACGCCGTCGACGCGCCGTGCTGCCCGCACTGCGGCAGTAGCGACCACCGGCTGTCCACCGACCCCGCGCCCGAGCCGGTGGTCACCGCCAAGGCCGCCAAGGCGGGGGCGAGCGATGGGGCATGACGTCGAAACCCTGACGGCCCGCAACATCAAGAGCCAGCAGGCCGCCGTACACGCAATCCAGGCCGCCGCCGCCTCCGACGTGCCGGCGATGGTCGCCTCACAGTTGGCCACCTCCGGCGCAGGGGAAGCCCTGCGGATCGAATCGGCCAACACCACCGCACAGGCCATGACGGTGCGGCGCACGACACTGGACACCTCCGGCGCGGACCTGTGGCGCAACCTCATCGGCGGCAAACGCACCGGCTACGCCAACGAAGGCGGCGAACTGCGGTCCCGCGCCTACAACGGATCCAGGGTGGCGTTTCGCTGCCAGTCCGACGTGGCCGGCGACAACACCAGCCAAAACGTGCTCGAGGTGTGCCTGTCCGACGACACGGTCATCTGGTCCGTCGCCGCCAACGGCACCGTAGGCGGCACCGGCGGCTTCAGCGCACTGGCCGACGTGGCGTCGATCTCCGCAAACGCATCCCAGGGCACCCCACACTTCCAGTCCCGCAAGGAACCGGGCAGCGTGACCCGCCTGGTCGGCCAACTGGTCGTCGGCGCGGCCGGTATCACCGCCGGCGCCACCGTGGCCACCCTGCCCGCCGGGCAGTTGCCGCCGGCGGTGGTGGCGTTCACAACCCGGTTTGTCGGCACCGGCGCGGCGGCGGCCCTGTGGTCGATCGACACGGGCGGGGTCATCACCTGCTCGGCGAACCTGGTGACAGGCAACACGGTCAACTTCGACGGCATGACGTTCGTCCACGCCTAACAACTGAACACCCGCTCTTCCCTCCGGCGCCCACGGGCCCGGCGGTCAAGAAAGCAAGGACACAGGATGAGCACGTGGTATGCGACGAGGGAACAGGTACGCCTGTCCCTGGACTATGAGGACACGCCGCGTAACACCATGCTCATCGACACCGCCATAGAGTCCGGCGCCCGCAGCATCGAGTCATCGCTGTCGCGGTTCTTCTACCCGACGATCGCCGTCCGCAAGTTCGACTGGCCGCCGCTGCCCACCGCCGGTAACTACCCGTGGCGGGTGTGGCTGGACGCGAACGAGGTCCTGTCGGTCACCACACTGACCTCCGGCGGCGTGGTCATCCCGTCGTCGGGGTATCTGCTGGAGCCCTACAACTACGGGCCGCCCTACAACCGCATAGACATCAACCTGGGCACCAACTCGGCGTTCACATCGTCGGCGACCTGGCAGCAGTCGCTGTCGGTGGCCGGGGTGTTCGGCGCCTGCCAGGACACCGCCCCCTGCGGCACCCTCGCCGCCGCCATCTCCACCGTCGGGGCCACCACATGCTCCGTCACCGACTCCTCCGCCATCGGGGTGGGCACGATGCTGCTCGCCGACACCGAACGCATGTCCGTCACCGGCCGCAGCATGCTCACCACCGGGCAGACGCTGCAAACCCCGGTCACCGCGGACAAGGCAGTCGTCACGCTGGCGGTCACCGACGGCACGAAGTACTTCGTCGACGAAACGGTCCTGCTGGACGCCGAGCGGATGCGCATCATCGACATCGCCGGCAACAACCTGATCGTGAAGCGGGCGTGGGACGGCACCGTGCTCGCCTCGCATGCCGGTTCGACCATCTACGCCCCCCGCACCTTGACTATCACCCGCGGCGAGTGGGGTACCACCGCGGCCACGCATCTCATCTCGGCGCCGCTTTACCGCCACGTCCCGCCGGGCACGGTGACCGAACTCAACATCGCGGAGGCGGCCAACACCGTCCTGCAGAAGACCTCCGGCTACGCCCGCACCACCGGCGAGGGTGAAAACCAGCGGCCGGCGTCCGGTGCCGGTTTGTCGGACCTGCGCAAGCGTGCCGTGACCGAGTTGGGCCGCAAGGCCCGCCAGCGGACGGTGTGACATGGCGGTGCGGGTCGAACTGTCGGGGCCGATCTTCGACGTCCGGGGTGAGCACGAGGTGGAGGCGTTCGTCACCCGCGCCCTCGATGAGGTCAGCCGGCAGGGCTACTCGAATGTCATGACCAACCTCAACGCGTCCATCAAGCACCCCACCCCGTACTACGAAACACAGATAACGGTGCACGAGGACGGGGCCGAGAAGCGGGTTGTCACCGACCGTGGCGTCATCTACGGGCATTGGCTCGAGGGCGACGGGTCCCGCAACTTCCCGAAGACCCGCTTCCGCGGGTATGCCAGCTTCCGGCGTGGTGCGCAAACCCTGGCCGGGCAGGTCAAGGCCCTGGCCGAGCATGTGCTGCCGCCCTACCTGGACCGGATGAACCACTGATGGCCGCCCTCAACCTGTCGGCGCTGCTCGACGCACTGGCCACCGACGCCCTCAAAACCGGCCAGTTGGAACGGTTCCGGCTGCACGAGCCGAAGAACGCCCCAGGCAACGGCCTGTCCGGGTCGGTGTACCTGCAGGCCATCCGACCCGCCCGGTCGTCGGGCCTGGCCGTCACCTCCGCGCTGGTCACGTTCACGGTGCGGATCTATTCGCCGATGCTGGCCGAACCGCAGGACGACATAGACATCAACCTGTGCAACGCCGTGGATGCCCTGTTCACCGCCTACACCGGCGCGTTCACCCTGGGCGGCCTGGTGCAGGAGGTTGACCTGCTGGGCATCAACGGCACGCCCCTGTCGGCGCAGGCCGGCTATCTGACCATCGGCCAAACCATGTACCGGACCATGGACATCTTTCTGTCGCTGGTCGTCGACGACGTGTACCCCCAGGCCGCGTAAGGAGATTGGATCATGGCCAAGGCTTCCGGGCTCGGCAACCAGCTGTATGTGGACAGCACCAACCTGTCCAACGACATCGGCGCCATCAAGCGCATCTCCGGCGGCAACAGCCCGCTGGTCATCACCGGCATCGACAAGCTCGCCTATGAGCGGGTCGGGGGCAAGCGGGACGGTGGGATCGACTTCACCGCGTGGAACAACACGGCGGCGGCCCGCGAGCACGCGGTGCTGTCGACGCTGCCCACCGCCGACCGGCAGGTGCTGGTGGCGGTGTCGACACTCATCGGATCCGATGCGGCGGCGATGATCGCCAAGCAGGTCAACTATGACCCGACACGGGGCGCCGACGGGTCGCTGACCGAGGATGTGTCGGCGGTCGCGAACGGTTTCGGCCTGGAGTGGGGCAACCTGGTCACGGCTTGTGACCGCACCGACACTACGGCCACGTCGCCGGCGACGGGTGCGGACCTGAATGCCTACGGCGGGGCGTCGGTCAGCTTCTCGTGGCAGGCGTACCTGATCGTGTCGGCGTTCGCCGGCACCAGCGTGACGTGCACGCTGCAGGACTCGGCCGACAACTCGGCGTTTGCGAACCTGACCGGCGGCGCGTTCACCGCGGCGTCCGCGCCCGGTACGCAGCGGCTTGCGGGCGGTGCGGCGGCGACGGTGCGCAGGTATGTGCGGGTCATCACCACGGGCACCTTCTCCAACGCCGTGTTCACGGTCATGTTCGTGCGGAATATCTCGACGGTCGTCTTCTAGCCATGAACCGGCCCGAGCCGAACCTGGCCCCCCACGAGTACAAGACGTACCGGCTGTCGGCGCCGCTGGCCACCCACTTCCGGGATGCCACCTGCCAGGAGGTCGACTGCGGCGCGTACGCCAACGGCTGGCGCACCACCGTGGACGTGTCCACCGACCTGGGGCGCAAACAGGCCAACTACATCCGGTTGCTGTCCGCGCGGGCGTTCACGGTCGTCGAGACAGGCACGTTGGTCGAGTTCACGTTCCCCGCCGGCCAGACGTGCTTCGCCCAGCACAAGGTGCCGTTGGAGCGGGATGTGACCTACCGGGTTGTCGGCGGCGACCACCGGGGCAACCCGCGCCGGGAGTCGTTCACACACACGTCGCCCGGGTCGTGGGTCGACGACTTCGCCACCCACACCGAACGCATCAGCAAGATCCTGGCCGAGAGGGGCTGACGTGGCGATCCCCACGCGGAAGGCGTTCGTGGACGCGCTGGTGCGCGCCGGGTTCGTGTCCGCCAACGACCTCAAGAACATCACGAAGATCGTAATCACTGTCGACGCAAAGAGCAGCTATCCCGACGACGGCATCGTCATCGTCATCGAACGCGTCGGCGACGAGGCACTCATCAACGCACTCGACGAATTCGAAGGGAAGTAGATCATGGCGAAGGCCTCTGGGCTGGGCTGGACCACGTTATCCCTGGATGACAGCAGTGGCACCCCGGTCGTCATCAAGAACGACGTCACGAACCTCAGCTTCGCGACCCCGCGTGGCGTGCAGGACGTGACCGGTGTCGACAAGTCGGCCATTGAGCGGCTGCTGCTGCTTGCCGACTTCTCCGGCACGCTGAACGGCGTCTTCAACTCCGCGGTGTCGCACACCGCTCTGCGCACCGTGCCGTCCACGTCGGTGACGCGGACGCTGTCGCTGGTGGTCAACGCGGCGACGCTGCCCAACGAGGTGATCCTCACCGACTACCCGCTGACCAGGGCGCAGACGGGCGAGCTGACCTGGGCTGTGCCCTTCAGCCTCGCCGACGGCACGATACCTACCTGGTCGTAGGAAAAGGTACTGGTAGTCTCCCATGTATGAGAATGGCTGACTGCCACCCCGACCGTCCACATCAGGCGCGCGGGCTGTGCAACCTGTGCTACCAGCGCGAATACGAGAAGACCCGATCGAAGACGCGGAGAAGGAAGGACCCCGATGGCTACGCACCCAACTACCGCAAGCCGCCGTTGCGGGTCGGACGCGTCCCCGATTGCCACCCCGACCGCAAGCACATGGGCCTGGGCATGTGTGGACCCTGCTACCGGACCGCCCGCAGCAAGGGCGGTCCGGGTAGTGCCACATGTCACCCGGACCGCCCGATGCTGGCCCGCGGCCTCTGCCACCCGTGCTATTCCAAACTGCGCTACTGGGACGACCCCGAGAAGTACCGCGCAGTCGCACGGGCAGCGGGAGCGGCGACACGGCAGCGCCTGCGGGATGAACTGGTGGCGGCGTACGGCGGCCGATGCGCTTGCGCGAACTGCCCTGAGACCGATCCGGCGTTCCTCACCCTCGACCACTCCGGCGGTGACGGGAAGGCGCACCGCATTGAGATGGGCAGCCATACATACGGGGACCTGCGCCGCCGTGGCTGGCCGCAAGAGGGCTACCGGCTTCTCTGTTGGAACTGCAACGCCATGACCAGATTCGGGCGGACGTGTCCGCATGAAGGAGTACCTGATGAGTGATCCGATACAGATACCTGAGCCCGAGGTCGGGGTTCAGGTGGCCGTCAGTACCGCACCAGGCCCCGACGGCAAACCGTGGGTGCAACTACAGATCAACGCCGGCTTGGCCGGCTTCGCCCTGCTGGTACCCGAGCAGGGTGCCCGCGCGCTGGCGCAGGCGATCCCGCAGGCGCTCACCCTGGGCGCCGACAACGCCCGCCGGGAGGCCCTCGGCCTGCTGGTGGCCGGCAACGGGCACCTGCCCGGGATCCTGCTGGCAGGTGGGCCGTGATGGGCGGCTACCAGCGCTCCACGTTGAAGCTGGTGTTCGCCGACCCGGAGCTGGCCGGGCTGGAGGTCAAGGCACGCCGCCTGACGGTGCGCGAGTTGCTGGAGTTGTCGAAGATGCGCACCGTCGACCCGGACAACGTCGACGCCATGGAGCACCTGCTGCACACGGCGACGGTCATGTCGGGGGTGCTGCTGGCGTGGAACCTGGCCGACGACGACGGCCAGCCGGTGCCGCTGTCCGCCGGCACCCTCGCAGACCAGGACCCTGACCTGTTGACGGCCATCATCGGCGCGGTGACCGCGGCCAGTGTCGGCGTGTCGCCCCCTTTGCCTCAGCCATCGGCCGATGGCGTGCCGTCCCCGGAGCTGTCACTGCCGATGGAGATCTCGTCACCGAGCCCCGGGACCTCTTCGAAGCCCGACTGATCGACGCCCTACTACGACGCTACCCCGGCTACACCCTGTCGACGCTGCTCGACGAGGACGCCGAACTGATCCGCATCGTGAACCTTGTCACCCCGCAGCGGGAGGAGGTGTCGGAAGATGGCTAACGAAGTAACGATCATCGTCAATGCCAGAAACGACACCCGGCCCATCTTCGATCAGGTGAAGGCGGATGCGAAGGCGGCCGGCACGCAGGCGGGCACCGAACTGTCGGCGGGCATGGAGCAGGGGGTCCAGAAGGGCAGCGCCGGGGTTGAGAAGGCCGGGGAGGACGCCGGCCACGAGGGTGCCAAGGGTGCCGGGAAGGGCATCACCGACGCCGGCGCCGAAGTGGAGAAGGCGTTCGACAAGGTAGGCCGCAAGGCCGGCCAGACCGGCGGCCGGCACGCCGGGGACGAGTTTGTGGCCGCGCTGCCGTTCGGCATAGGCAAGGCCGCCATCGCCGTCGGGCAGGCGTTGACAAACCTGTTCGCCAAACTCGGCCCGAAGGTGGCCGAGGACGCCCTGGCGGTCGGGGAGAAGGCGGGCAAGGCCGTCGGGGACGGGCTGGCCGCGGCGGGGGACAGCGCCGCGCAGGACGCGGCATCACTGTTCACCCCGGAGGGTGCCATCGGCGCGGCGATTGTGGCCGCGATCGTGCTCACCCTGGCCCCGGTGATCGGCGCAGTGCTGGGCGCGGCCGTGTTCGGGGCACTGGGTGCGGTGTTCCTGGGCATCGGCGCCTACGTGCAACGCCAAAACCCGGTCGTCGTGGATGCGTTCACCTCGCTCAAGAACGACATCGTGTCGACGATGAAGGACGCCACCGCACCTTTGGTGACGCCCTTCGCCGACGCCATGAAGATCATCGACAAGATGGTTACCCAGGAGGGTCCGCAGATCCGGCAGGTGTTCGCCGCGATGGCCCCGGCGGTGGTGCCGCTGGCGCAGGCATGGTCGGATGTGGCCCGGTCCCTGACCCCGGCCCTGGTGGATGTGGCGCGCACCTTCGGTCGGGTGTTCTCCGACCCGCAGATGCTCGACAGCATCCGCTCGTTCGGCACCTACCTCGGCCAGTTCTTCGAAACGTTAGCCAACAACGGGCCGCTGATCACCGACACGTTCCGTGCCGTGCTGGCCGCCGCCGATGAAGTTTTGGTGGTTTTGAACGGGCTGATCGACGCCGCGGCCGGTATCGACCACGCGTGGACGGCGGCGGGTAACACCGTCGACGGGGCGATACAGGGCTGGGCGCGGGCGTTCGGCGCCGGGTCGACGGCGACGCAGAAGATGGTCACCGGCATGCAGTTCTTTGTCGGCACGGCCGCCGCGGTGTCGACGGCGTTGACCGACTCGCAGCTCAAGGCCCTGGCCGCGAGCGTGGACTACGCGAAGTTGGCGCAGCAGTTGTCGGCGACGGCGCAGACCGCCGACACCCTGGCCGGCGCGCTGACCGACAAAGTTCTCAACAGCCTCATGTCCAACGACCTGGCCGCCCTGCACTTCAGGGAGTCGCTGCACCGGGTGTCGGATGCGTTCAAGCAGAACGGCCGGGACATCTCCATCTACACGGTCAAGGGCGAGGCCAACCGGGAGTCGGTGCTCGCCTCGGTGCAGGCCAACATCGACCAGTACAACGCGATGATCGCGTCGGGTGACTCGGCGGTGGCCGCGGCGGGCAAGTACGACACCAACACCGCCGCCCTTGAGGCCCAGTTGCGCAAGGCGCACCTGACCAAGGATCAGATTGCGGCGCTGATCGGCCAGTACGAGAAGGTACCCAGCAAGGTCAACACCATCATTGCGATGCAGGGGCTGACCGACGCGATCAACCACCTCAACGAGACCATACGGCTGGTCAACCACCTCGACGGCCTGACCGCCACGTCGTATGTGAACGTGGTGACCCGTAACCTGCCCGGCGGCATCGGCCACATTCAGGCCCGCGCCACCGGTGGCCCGGTGTCGGGTGACACGTGGATGAACGAGCACGGCGGGGAGCTGGTGCGGCTACCCAGCGGGTCGATGGTGTACCCGGCGGGCACCGCCCCCGCCGGCACGGCCGCGGCATCGCCCGGGCACGGCGCCCCGATACGGGTGACGCTCGACTTCTCCGGCGCCGACACCAACGGCCTCGGCCAGTTGGTCATGCGCATGGTCCGGGACCGCCAGATCCAACTGCGGGTCAACGGGCAGGCGGTGACGGTCTGATGGTGGCGCTCAACTACACTTTCGAAGGCGGCACCAACGGCAACCCCATCGCGGTGCCCACCGGCGGCAACGGGTCGGACTGGGACTCGGTCACCATCGGCGCGTCGGCCACCCTCAACTGGGACAACACCCACCCCGGGCACGGCACCCTGGCGGCAAAGATCGCCACCGGCGCATCGGCGGTGTCGTCGTCGGCGCAGTGGACCACCGCGCTGGGCACCCCGTCGCAGATCTTCGGCCGCTGCTGCCTGTACTTCACCGCCAACCCCACCGTCAACGCCCCGTTCGGCCGCGGACTGGCCTCCGGGGCGCAAAAGTACCGGCTGGTCGTCACCACCGGCGGCAAGGTGCAGTTGCTCAACGCCGCCAACACGCAGGCCGCCATCACCACCAATTCGATCCCGCTCAACCAGGAGTTTCGTGTCGAGTGGCAGGCTGTCGGGTCCGCGACCGGCGCGTTTCAGCTGCTGCTGTTCTCCAACAAGGACGACACGTCGGCGCTGGAAACCTTGTCCGGCACCGACAACTTCACCGCCGGCAACTACGACGAGGTGCGGTTCGGGGTGGGTACGGGTGTGGCCAACGTGGTTGCCTACTGGCTCGACGACGCCGCCGTCAACGACACCGGGCTGGTCGGGCCGGTGGCCGGGCCGGCGGTGGCAACCCGGCCGTTCGTGCGCATGCAGGCCGGCAACCGTGCCGCCAACTACTAGGAGAGGTCGATGAACGAGGACCAGGAGAACGGCTGGGGGCCCCCGCCTCCGGCGCCGCGTGCCCCGGCGGCGGTGCACTGGCACTGCCCCGTGTGCACCTGGCGGTCGCTGGTGGCCGACTGGGCGGCCGGCGACGGCGACACCCGGGCGTGTCCACACTGCGGCCACGTCTTCGATCCCACGCAGTCGGGGCGCATCAGTGAAGCCGACGAGCCCGGCCACGTGGTGCGCGACGACGACAAGAACCTGTGCGCGCTGGACAGTTGCAAGGGCGGTGCCCGCTGATGGCAGCCAAGACGTTCATCATCTACAACGCGGCGATGGCCACCACCGCCGCACCGGTCAAGCAGCCCACCGGCACCGCGATCCGCACCATGATGCAGCTGGCGCCGGCGACCGGATGGGTGGGGCGGCCGGTCGCGTGGGGTGTGTCGATGGACTCCACCACCGCCAACACCCCCGGCATCGTCGAGCTGATCGAGACCGGCACCGTGTTCGCCACCGCCCTGTCGACCGCCTACGCCGCCGCCGACATCCAGGTGTACGGGGACGCGAACACCGCCGCGAACACCGCCGGGTCGTCGGGTGTGCCGTTCAACCTCGGCACCGGCCTGTCCGGGTTCTCCACCGGCGCGGTCACCGAAGGCAGCACTACCACGACGCGCATGTGCGACCTGCAGGAGCTGCCCCCAACGGCACCCTACCTGCAGCAGTGGCCACTCGGGCGGGAGTTTGAGATCAAGCCGGGTAACGCGCTGCGGGTCCGGGCCACGTTCGGCACCACGGTCAACATGACCTGTTGGGTGATCGTCGAGTTCTGAACAGTCATTCAGGATTCGGAGGCTAAGCAGTGGCGCGTATCGGGCGGTCACGGCCGGCGAGGGCATACAAGTTCCTGCCCCCGCCGGTACGCGGCGCCGTGGCGCCGCTGCCCGGTGTGGCGTTCCTGGACCAGTACACCGCCGGCTACCACCTGGCCGTGTGGCTGGCGCCCGGCGCCGACGTCACCACCGCCCCCGCCGGCTGGGCGTTGACCGATGTGACAGCCGACCTGCTACAGCCCGGCGACGGGTCCGAAACCGCTATCGCCATCACCCGCGGGCGTCTGGACGAGTTCTCCACAGCCGCCCCCGCCACCTGCGTTTTTACTCTCATCAACACGTCGGGCAACTACACACCGCGCCGCCGGCAGGGCGCCTACTGGCCGTACATGAAGGTCGGGCTGCCGGTGAAGGCGGCCATCGTCACCGCGTCGGCCACCTACGAACGCTTCTCTGGCTTCATCGACGACCTCGACCCGGACTGGGATGAGACCGGCAACTACGCGGTTGTGCACGTCACCGCCCACGGCATCATGCAACGCCTGTCGCAGGGCCAGGACCTGCTCACCTCGGCGCAGACCCGGGCGGTCGGGCAGACTTCGCCGATCGCCTGGTGGCCGATGGAGGACGGGCCGGCGGCGGTCAAGGCCGCCTCCGGGCTGCCGTCCGGTTTGCCGCTGATCCCCGTGTCGGGCGGCAGTGTCAACTATGCCAACGCCACCGCACGGGCCGCGTTCGCCGCCGGAGGCTCGGCCGACGGGTCCGCGCCGCTGGTCGACCTGTCCGCCGGCGGCACCCTGACCGCCCTAGTGCCCTACTCGTCGGCAACATCGTGGCGGGTCGAGTTCGACGGACGCTGGGATGCGTTCACCGGCGGCACCTACACTGCCGCGCTGCAGTTCAACACCCTGTCCGACGCCGGCCTGTTCGAGGTCGACGCCACCAGCCTGGGGCTGGGCGGCCTGTACATCCAGTACTACGGGGGCGGGTTTGCCCTGTTCACCTCCAATGTGGCTGTCGATGACGGGCTGTGGCACCACATCCGGGTAGACGGCGCCCAGTCCGGCGGCAACATTGCGCTGACGGTGACATTGGACGGGGTGGCTGTCATCACGCAGACGCTGGCCGGGTTGGCGTTCGGCCGCGTCACCAATGTGGTCGTAAACCCGCTGGGCTTCTACTCCACTGTCAGCCAGACCGCGTTTGGGCAGATGGCGGTGTGGGCGCCGTGGTCGTCCAGCGTCGACACCTACGACGCGTTCCTGGGGCACGCGGGCGAGGACCCGGTGGCCCGCCAGACCCGGCTGTGCGCGGACAACGACGTCGCCTACGTGGCCGACGGCACATCCGATGCGGCGATGGGCCCGCAGGGTGTCGACACCCTGCTCAACCTGCTCCAGCAGGCGGCCATCGCCGACGGCGGGGTGCTGGAGGACGGGGTCGGGTTCGGTGTGGCGATGCGCACCGTCAACGGCCGATACAACACCCCGGTTGCGTTCACCCCGACGATTGGGCAGATCGATCCGCCGTGGCGGCCGGTGGAAAACAACCTACGCACCCGCAACAAGGTCACCGCCACCCGCACCAGCGGGTCGTCGGTCACCTACACCCAGCCCACCGGCCTGCCCTACGCCCCGGGCGGCGCCGGCGGCGTCGGCACCTACACCGACAACGTCACCGTCAACGCCGACTCCGACGACACCCTCATCTACCAGGCGTCGTTCCGGGTTGGGCTGGGCACCGTCGACGCCGACCGGTACCCGGCGATGGGTCTCAACCTGGCTGCCCGCACCGCACTGCTGCCCACCTGGTTGCCGATGGCCACCTCCGACCGGATGACCGTCGGCGCCGGCTACTCGACTGCCGCGTCCGACCCGCCCGACCTGATCCTGGAGGGCTGGTCGGAGCGGCTGTCGAGGCTGCTGTACAAGGTGGCGGCCAACACCGCCCCGGCCCGGCCGTGGATTGTGGGGGTGCTCGACACCGACCGGCTCGACACCGCCGGGCTGACCCTGCACGCGTTGTGGGACGGGGCCGCCGCCACATTCACTGTCGACAACTCCGACGGGGTGCTGTGCTCCACCGCCGCCGGCGACTATCCACAGGACCTGAATGTGGACGGTCAGCGGGTCACCGTGTCCGCCTGCGCCGGGTCGTCCAACCCGCAAACCATGACCGTATCGGTCGCGTCCGTCAACGGCGTGTCCGTGTCACATGCGGCCGGTGCCGCGGTGTCGTCCTGGGCGCCCATCCTTTTGACCATGTGAGGGCCTGATGTCAATCCGTGCCGCGTTCGTGTCGCTGGCGAAACTGTCGGCGTCGGCGCTCAACAACGCCATCAATAACGCCACACCCAACATCACCGCCAAGGCGGGCAACACCAACCGGTCGGCGTCGACAACCCTGTCCGACGACCCGGACCTGACCATGACACTGGGCGCGTCGGGGGTGTTCCTGGTCGAGTTCCACATCTTCTACGCCGCCACCACGGCCGTGGGGTTTAAGGCGGCGTGGACGTCACCGGCGTCGTCGACGGGCAACCGGGGTGTGCAGGGTGCGGCGTCGGGTGCCGCCGACGTCAGCGGCGACGGCGACAACGGACGGTTCGGCGCCCACAACTTCTCCTCGTCGATCCAGTACGGCACCCGTAACTCGGCCGTCAACGAGCTGTACATGATCGAGCGGGGGTTGGTGCGCACCGTCGGGTCGGGGACGTGCGCCTTCCAGTGGGCTCCGGTGGTGACCGGCGGGGCGGGGGCGACGGTGTTCATCGACTCGTGGATGTCTGTGGTGCAGGTGTCGTAGGGGCAGCGACAAGCCCATGCATGCGGATCTTGGAATAGGTCGTTTACGCTACCGGCAGGAGGTGAGGACAGGTGACGATCTTCGGTTGGGACACCAGTCACTACGACGGCCACCTGACCGTCGCCGTCCTCAAACGTGCCAAGGCCGAGGGCATCTCGTTCTTCACCCACAAGCTCGGCGAGGCCATCGGCAACGTCGACCCGCTGGCGGCCGAGGCGTTCACGTCTGCCCGGGCGGTCGGGTTCCCGGTCATCGGCGGCTACTGGTTCATCCACCGCCTCGAGGATCCGGTGCTCGAGGCGAACCGCTGCGTACTGGTCGCCGACCAGGTTGTGCCGTGGTGGCGGGACTTCGGCGGCTGGTTCTGGCAGACCGACGCCGAATCCGTGCCCGGCGAGGGCCTGCCCACGGCGGGGCAAGTCAAGGCGTTCAGCGACCACCTCGAGGAGTCCACCGGCAAACGGTGTGTGATGTACGCGTCGGCGGGCATGTACGGCGACCGGCTGGCCGGGCTCGGGCACCCCCTGTGGAACGCCCACTACGGCACCAACCCGGTCGGCGGGTTCGAGGCCGTGTATCCGGGCGACTCCTCGCCCGGCTGGGCGCCGTATTCGGGCCAGACCCCGGCGCTGCTGCAGTACGGCTCCAACACCACCATCGCGGGCCTTACAACCTGTGACGCAGACGCCTACCGGGGCACCGTCGACCAGTTGTTGACGCTCATCAACGGCGGTACGCCGCCGCCCGACCAGGGAGTAGATATGGCTCTGACCGATGCCGACGTTGACACGATCCTCGGCCGCGACAAGATAACCAACCCGTCGGCGCGGCCCGACTCGCCGCTGCACAGCCCGGCCGGCGCCAACCAGTACACCGGCTGGGGGTTCGCCGTCGGGGACACGTGGGACAAGGTGTACGACACCTTGGCCGCGGCCGCCAGCATCCAGGCCGACGTGGACGCCCTGTCCGCCGCGGTGGCGACCCTGACGGCGAAGGTTGATGCACTCGCGGAGGCTGTGCTGACCCCGCCGGCGGCCGTGTCGGGCGATCTCGAGGTGACCGGCACACTGCACGTCACGCCGGCCGCGAGCTGACCGGCGGCCGGGATGCTCGACGTGATCGCCCAGTGGGGGCCTTTCGGCGGGGTGTGCGGCCTGTGTGTGCTCGCATTCTTCCAACGGTGGGTCGTCGCCTGGGGCACCGTGAAGGTCCTCCTGGCCGGCAAAGACGAGCTGATCGCCATGTACCGCGACCAGGCCGAGGCCAACGCCCTGGCCCGCGACGTGGCCGCCGCGGCGCTGGCGAAATCCAATGCGGAACTACCGGCGGCGCTGCATGCGCTGGCCGCCAGCAAACGGGACGCGGCATGAGGTGGTGGCAGCAGGTGCGGGAGCGGCGGGCTGTGATAGCGCAGGCGAGGACAGGCAACGGCGAACACCACGAGGCCGCCGCCGGCCTCGCCGCGGCCAACCGGCGGCTACGCGAGACGATGCGCGCCTCCGACACCACCGACCGCCTGGCTGTGCAGGTGCAGCGGGCGCTGCGGGTCAGGCCGGGGGGTGGCCATGGTCCCGCGCGCGGTTGACCTCGCCCTCATCTACGCCATGGTGCTGGTGCCGTGGATTTTCGCCGCCGCCTACCACTGGCGGACGCGGGGCGCGTGGCGGCGCAGCACCGTCGGCTGGCATCTGATGGCCATCGCGGTCGTCGACTCCGGCCCGTTCCTGCACGTCGCGCTCGCCGTCTGGTGGCCGGTGCTGGCCAGCTATGAGATGTATCAGTGGTCCTACCGGTTGTCGATCGCGGCAATGGTGCTGGTCACCGCGTGGCGGGTGTTCATGGTGTTCGCCCGCCCGCCCGAGGAGCAGGTTCCGATGGCACGGAAGGAGTAGGCATGTCGAAGGTTGCCCATCCGCTGCTGCTGTGGCAGTCGGTGATGGCTGCCGCGCAGGTGGCCGCGTCGGCGGCCGGGCTGGCTGACATTATCGGGACCCGCCCGGCGTCGGTGCTGGTGCTGGTGGTCGGCGCCGCACAGGTGGCCACCGCGTTCTATGCGCACGGCAACGCGACCGCGCCGGCGCCCACACCCACCGGAGCCACACCGTGACCCAGCCCGCCCAATCCAACATCGGCTACACGGCCGGCGACTACTGCTGTTCGCGCGAGCGCATCATGGCTGGCCTGTGCACCTGCGCCCGCCAGCGTATGGATGTGCCGATCGCCGGGTCCCTGGTGCATGCCTACGGCGCCGACACATGTGCCGTGTCGGGCTGGCGGGTAGCCGAGTGCCGCTGTTACGTGCACCGCCCCGACCTATACCTGCGCAACGATACGGCCATTCGTGGCTGGCGGTGGGCACCGTGACCGGCCCGCAGACGTTGAGCTTCACCAACCCGGACGGCAGCCAGGCGGCGATCACCGTCGCCTACGAATACATTCCCGCGCCGCTGCCACCGGCACCGCCGTCGCCGACGATCGTGGGCCTGGACGACCCGACACCCGACGCGGCGCTGGCCCCGTATGTGGGCGCGAGGCGTCTGTTCGCCGGCAACGCCCTGCCGGACTGCACCAAGCTGCCGGCCTACGTGCTGGCGATGCCGTCGATGCCGATGACCCTCACCGTGCGCCCAACCCCGACCGCATTCCAGCAGATGCTCATGTCCCGCACGCAGGGCGTGATGGTTTCCAACCATGAATGCAACAGGTCGGGTAAACCTGCGCCTGATGTGATCGCCTCGAACTTCAAGTTCTCTCGCCAGCAGATCGACATTGCCAACGCCACCGGCAAGACCCGCTGGCTGCTGGCGTTCAACGCCGACAGCTATCCACAGATGCACGGTGGCAACACGTTCGACATGTACGCCGACGCCATCGCCTACGCCGACCTGGTCACCTGGGACATCTATGTCGACCTGGACCTGAC